GGCGAATTGAATTACTTACTGGATGATATCAATGAAAACAGTTGAAGAAATCAAGCAATTCATTATGAAAGAACAGAATCTAGCAATGAGAATTATTGCTGATTATGTTAAACGCAAATTAAAAGAGGAAAAATATTATCAACAAGGTTGCCATGATCAATGCAGCGCAATATTAAACTTCATCGAGGAAGCCCCGAATGAGAAGCAATGAAGAAATAAAAGAATTTTGCTTAACGCAATTAGCGTTTTACAAAAATTCTGAAAGAAATACAGATATTGATTTAGAGAGCACGGTCAGATATATGGTTAGAGCTAAGTGCATGGAAATGATGATTGATTTTATTAACTCAAAGGATTTATCGAATGAAAACCGCCGAGCAGATAAAAGACTTTGCAATAGGACAATCAATTCTTTGTAGAGCTAGAAAAAAGAAATATGATGATAGTTATAGATTTTATGATGCTAAACAAGAAGCGTTTGAAGAAATTTTAGAATTCATCGACTCCGAGGATACGTTAAATGAAAACGGTTGAACAAATAAAAGAATTCAAAGCTACTGAAAAACTTTATGAAGCTTTAGATTCTAGAATTGCGAGAGAATTGCCTGTAAAAGTTAAAGAAATATGGGAGATTGCTAAAGTAGAGCAACTTAAAAGAATTGCTGAGTCCTTAGAAAATTTAGTGAAATATTTCGAGGATAAGCCATGACCCATTACCGCACCTCACACGATCAAGAAATAGAATTAGGCTTGAGAGGGGCATTAGAATTTGCCGAACGGTCTATTGAAACTTTTGAGATGGAGAAGATTATCATAAAAATAAGAGAAGCTTTGATGTGGTTGGAGGAGGAAAAGAAAAAAGGTGCTAGCCGTTATTTAGATGCTCCCGATAGAAAAGAAGTTTCTCACCGACAACCTTCACCTAAAAAGATTTTACCACCCCCTAAATTTTTACCGAGGATAAAATAATGGAAGAGGATGACTACACGCAAGACCACGAAGAAACATCCTATTACGAGGATGCTCTTGAGGAATTAACGTATGAAGATGAAATAGGGTTTATCAGATGAATTATTTTGCTCGGGATGAAAAGAAGGGTTATACCAAAAAGCAAAAAGAGGTGATACAAGAGATATTGCACCACATACAAAAGCGACTGGATATTTATAAAAAAAGTCAGTCCAATGATCAAAAAAGCATTGCATTAATTATGCTCTCCAGAGAAATTGAGGCGAAGTACAAGTTAGAATATAAACCACCTTATGAGGATGATTGAACGATGAAAAGGATTACAAAAGAAATGATTGAAGATTTTTTTGGTTGGATGTTTAAGAGCGCATTGCTCTTGCTATTGCTCATGGGGATAGCTACGCTGATTGTCTATATTGATTATTTATTGGTACTAACAGAAAACTACAGGCTCACATGAATAGCTCGATTACCCCCCTGTCATTATTCAATCGCCTCGTTAATGGCGTAGTGAAGTTAATTCATGATATTTTGACAGGGAAAGATAATAGTACTTATGATTCAGGGCGCGTGTGGATGGCTCTGAGTTTTATTTATTATGATCACTTGTCGGAAGTAGCCGCCAATCTTGGGCATCCTTGGTCGCCTACAGATTATGCTACGGGAATAAGTGTTATAGCGGTAGCATTTAGCATGAACATGCGGATAAAAGACACCTCGCAGCCATTGGCAAGATTTGACAATAATGAAAAGGGCGAACAATGAATTTAACAGGAATTTTAGGATTAACTGCTGGGGGAATTTTCATTGTTGCTTTGCTGGTATTTGCTGGGCAAAAACATGAAATAACAATATTGACTACTGAAGTAGAACAAAATGCAGCGCAGATAATTTCGCTCAAGGCGCAATCCACTTTAGCAATAGCACAAGCAGCTACCGCCCAAAAGAAAGCCGACAGTCAGGAGGTTTTACTGTCTAATCATATTCAGACCATTGAAAAACAGACGGTTTCGCCAGAGTGCCAAAAGGCAATGGACTGGATGGTATTAGAGGCGCAAAGCAAAAAGGCAAAACATAAATGAAAATCATTTTCATAGGGGTTGTACTATTACTATGCTCATGCACTCCGAAAGCTGTGCCGTTAGCTTATGATTGTCCCGTAGTAACATTACCTCCTCTGCCAGCATTGCAAACCAGAGCGTTAACAACCAAAACACCTGATGACGTTCGAGCAAAAGCATACGTAATCGACCTTAAAGAATGCCGTGGTTGGGTAAATATTGTTAAAAAGCAAGTTGCAGCCACTAACCAAAAATCATCCTAAACCACCATATTAGTAGTAAATGGTAAGCCGACATGTGGGATTCGAACCCACTACCCTTTCAGCAGACATTGCATTTGTCATAGCTAGCATCGTGCAATAGCCAAGGGAGGGAGTGTCTGCACACGAACCCTGCACCAACTCCAATGGTGCTTGTGTCAGCATTAAACTGGTAGCGGAAACCGGAATTGCACCGATAACTTGAGCTTATGAGACTCACGAGATACTTTTTCTCTATTCCGCAATAAACTGGTGGTAAGTGGCTAGTCGCTTCGTACCGTGTTTTCGTTCAGCCAATGCAATGTCACCACAAACCATAAAACAATATCCGCATTCAAGACGCAGCAGGAGAGCTAGGAGGCGTTGGCGGAGGCGCGGGAGGGGTTGACGTACCCGCTTGCGATTTAGAAGCCGTCACGGGGCTAGAATTGGCTTTGGTGGTCGTTTCGCTCTTATCTTCGAAATGCTGTTCCAGCCAACCTAGGAATTTCTCCGCATAACCTTTCGCTTTTGCTGCAACATCTTTTGCTGCGGTTTCAAAACTCATTTTCTGAACTCCCTGATTACAAAATACCCGTTTCTAAGATATACGCCAATTTGTTGTAGCGGGATGGTAACTGTTTGTCAGCTAGACTGTCCAGTAGCTGCTTGGAAGCTTCCTCAAAATTTCCAGCTTCCAGCGCGCGCAGCATGTCCTTGAATTGCATTAAACCACCAATACCCTCATTGTACGTGATGTTAATTAATACAGATTGTCTAGCGTCATTCAATTGCGTGTACCATGGCGCATTCAAAGAAAGCTCACGCTCCACGGACGCAACATCATCCTGAAACATCATAGTGGCTTCGGCTTGGCTAATCCCATCTCGGGTAAGGTTGCGTCCATAGCCAATGCTAAGATTGCCTGTGGTGTCCGTGTAGGGTTTTAACCGCAATCCCTCTTGCAGCTTGATAAGATTATCCATCTTGTTTTCGTCAATGGGGGTCATTATTTTTTCTTCCTGTAGAGTAAGGCTTTTTCTTCCATTTTTTTGGTTAATTCTCTTAGGTCATCGGGCATTTGAGTTTTTATGCCCTCAAAATTTTTCTTTTCTTCGGTATAGGTGGGTTCATCATGCTCAATTGATTTTTCTTTTCCATGATTACGATAAAAATTTGCTATTTCTTCAATGTAGACTTCATGGAAGTCTTTGCGTAAATCTTTTTCATTTGAGGTTTTAAACTTCCAATCGCCAATTTTATCGAAACATTGTTGGGTTAGAGATAACTCAAAATCTCTTTTCAATGCGGCTTTGTAACATTCTTCTTCGGTAGGTATTCCAGAATGTTTATTACATAATTTTACAAATTTAATTAAATTGGGAGGAAATTCTTCCCCCAAATTAACTAAATCTTCCATAGCCTTTGCTAAAACATCCGCAGAATAGTTTTTTATATGAAAAGCCCATGTATCTTTCATTACTTCCCATGATGCACTGTCCGGGTGCATAGAAGTCCATGAATAACCGTACATGCCAGCAAGCCTTACAAATAAAAAATCAATAAGAGCCTTTGTGGAATGGGTCGAGTGAAGGGTTACATTCTGGGTCATATTTTGTTCCTTTTAGTGAGCCTTTGACGGAATTCCAATGAATTTCTGATTTGGTCATTTTTTTCTGTGGTGCGCTATGCTCGGTGGTCTTAACGGCAAATAAACCTTTCCAGCCATTCACAATGCTCTGGTCAATCACCTTGGAGATATTGTGCCCTTTGTGCCTCAAGCTCTCCAAGGATTTAATGGCGCGCTTGGCTGCGTTGTCGCTGAGCGGGGCTTTGATGTATTTTCGGTGTTCGACAAAATCTTTCCAATCATTTTTGGGCAACCATGTGGGTAGCTCAATATCATTTTTAGAAAGAGGGGTTTGGGGAGTATTTAATATATGGTTAGTATCTGGTTTAGTATCTGGTATAGGTTTCCCCTTTTGAGGAAATTGATTTCCGTTTTCTAGGATTTCCATTTCCCCTTTTGGGGAAATGGGTACATTCAATAACTTATGTCCAAAATCAGTTAAAGCGTACCAATTTGTCCGGTCATATGGTGTAAGATTGTAGTTACCTGTTTGAATTAGACCGAATTCTTTACACTTTGAAAGCATACCTTCTATTTGTTTTTTTGACCAATAAGGAAACAGTTCAACAAAGGCATCTACTGAGTTATAAGTCCAATATCTGCCATCATGACAATGTTTATTATTTGCCTGATTTTTAACGATCCAAAAGGAAAGATTATCCAGAAATACTGCTACGTTCATGCCATATTCTTTTGCTAGTTCAATATCAAAATGATGTTGCATTAAAATTTCTCCTTCGCGGAGTGCAAAAAAGCTTGAGATTCCTTTAAAATCCCTTAAAATTGCACTACCTGTTAAATGGAATTGAACCCGCCTGCCTAAAGTTAGAGCTTTGCTGGCGGGAGTAAACTTAGAATACTACTTCATTTTATTACCCTTTCCTCTTTTTTTTCATCCTGATATCTTTTACCTTGATAAAAAAATATCTCTTGTGGATTCAATAGTCCGCTTTCATTACTTGTATGTATAAAATAAACAAGACCTTTGTCTTTTAAAATTTTTATGGCCTTATTGATTCTGCGATAGGTCAAATTATAATTTTTCGCTAATATTTCCCTTGTAAGCAAAGTGATATTTTTATCGTGATAATCTACCCAAATAGATTTTGCTAATTCTTCTGATAAAATTGCTACTGAAATGTTATTGTTCATTTTGTTTTTTTACCTCTTTTAAATATTTTTGTAATATTATTAAAATGTTTCACGCGTGGAACAAAAAAGTTACAAACAGTTTCTGTGGATAACCCTATGGGTAAGTCAATCAGAGTGTTATTTGAACCTTAAAAAATAGGGGATTTCATAAAAGAATATTAAGTATACAATATGATCAATTTTGTACCATTAATATCTTCTTGCTAAATTGTCAATCCTTTGTTAAAAAGTAATTTCTTGTATGTAAATTAACCTTAAGGAATCGAAGCCATGGGTAAGAAAAAAGCCAAGAAGAAAGGCATGAAGGGCGAAAAGAAAGAATGCTAAATCAAGGGAGGCCGTATCAATAATGTTTCTGGTGCGGCTTCATTCTTGCCTTTTCGTTCATTCAATAACTGCACCCCTAGAATCCATCTACCTTGTCTAAAAAAGCACAACTTAACTAATAGCGTTAAGTAGGCAATTTCCAAAATATCGCCCTGACAAATAACCTGATCAAAATAAGTGGGGGCAACTATTAATTTTTGAATTTTCATACCAGCACTACTCTCTTATCATTGTTGAAAATTTTTCATAATAGTACAAAAAACCTATCTGGAATGGCTAGCACATTGACTGCACCATAACTAAATATCATATTACTGTTACGGTCATATTGTGTCTCAGTCTTAATAAAAAATTCATCCATCAATGAAAGAAATACTGAATGTCGAATAACAAAAGGCATTATTTGTTCTTTTTTATAACCTAACATTTCCCAATAATCAGAATAATTTTGAATCGCCTCTCTGAATTGGGAAGTATTTATAATGTCTTTGTAATTACTAGGATACGGAATTTCTCGACATGGTACGGAAGCTATCTTAATAGCTGGGCTAAACCAATTTTTTAGTTTTGTGAATTTCATTATCGAATTCCTATAATCCTGCGCCATTCTTTGGTTTTTTTGGGGGTGCTAACTTTATTGTGTACGTCAGTTACCTCACCCGTTACCTCGTAGAACGAATATGGCGTGTCACCATAAACCGTTTCAATCTTCCTGCATCCAATTGAATGACATGTGACCCACGAACCAAAGTCATCAAATGAGAATATTTCACGGTGTGAGACGGGCTTATCTGACTTTACCCTATAAATCAGCTTACAATCTTTAGTATCGTAGTCTTTACTTATCCAGCCAAGTATGGTCATTTTGGTACTTCCATCCTTTTTTCTCGTATTTCCCCTATAATAAACCAAGCTATTGCTTCAACTAAGATAGAGTGAAAAGTATTATAAAATCCATCATGCTCAAAAAATTTATCATAATTTACTGAATAAGAATCTTCACATTTTTTTATGTAAGCACCATTAGGAAGTTTATCAATCAAGAATTCCGCATTATATGCCTCGCAAAGATTTTCGCCGGGATGCAGATAACCCCGGAGTTTGTTGGCTATTCTAGGGTCAATATCACCATCAAATTGATACCAGCATTGGTAATTGTCAGGATAGTCGAAGCCTAATTCTTTCAGTTTTGTGGATGTTTCAAAGCTAGTGTAAAGTTTCAAAATTTCTTCCTGTGTCATTGCAAGCCATCCTTAAATTCTTTGTCTAAAATTGTATTAGCTTCTTTAGCAATGTCAGTAATGAATTCTTTTTGCATATCAAGTGGCATATCCTTAAACATCCATTTTGTCATTTTTTTCAAGAAAACGCCGAGTGTGATCATGGCAATATACCCAGCTTCCTCTTTTCCCATGGTGTTATTAAAATGATTGATCTTAGCATTCATTGTCTGGAACAATTTCCCTGCTAAGTAAATAGCCTTCTTTGACAATTTCTCCATTTCTTGCGCTTTCTGTTCGTCCGTCATGTATTAATCCTTGATAGTTAGATTTTAAAAATTCGAGTAGTTTTTGTATTTCATCGGCTTCAATGTAGCAGCTAGGGTATTCATCACCAAACTTGGTATTATCCACGGCATTAAGTTTAATCGTGTCACCTTGGCTACGGAAACCCATTTGAAATTGACCACGATTGCTTTGGCCTAAAATTAAAAATAACGCGGGAATGTTACCAATTTTGGTCATGCTCATCTTTATTTGTCTCCATTTCAGGTAGTAAATTACTTAAAAAATCACGCAATGCTCTAATGGATGATATATTTAAAACGGCCGTAGGATTGGCTGTGTTTCCTATATCTTCGGCTGAAATAGGCAACCATCGTGTTAAAGTTTTGAATAAGAGTAAATATTCATTATTCACAAATTGTTTAATAAAAGTTATCTGCAAATTATCATCTTTAAGCTCATTCATTGTGCCATCTCCCTATCATTTTTGGAGGCGTCCAAAAGCTCGCGCTGCTTTTTCATGAAGGAGTCAATTAGATACTGGTTGTGTTCTAGCAGGGCATTAGCAATCTCTGGCGCAGTTGCACGGCGCAAAAATTGCGTTTCCATACTAAAGTACTTCTTGCCTCCTAAATTGAATTGCAAAATGCCATCAACTGGGTTACGGTCTCCATCGACTGTTAAAAGGTCAATCGTAATAGGTAGTGATTTTTGCATCAGTTTTTCCTTAAGTTTGAGTAAAAGGTAATGGTCATATTTCCAGTAATAGTTATAACTGGAATAATGTATTAAAGTTTAATTTTCTTTTGACATTCATGACATTTAAAATAATCTATTTCTCCAATAGAATTGAGCAAATAAATAGCTTTATTTTGCAAAGAATAGCCTTTAGGAATGTTAATTTTTTCAATATTCACAATTTCTTTTAAAAAATTAACCAAGCGTACATAATTTCCATGCTCCGTAAATTCACCATCTCCGATGCACTCATAACAATACCAAATTTTAGCACCATCTTGTTCTTTTGACTTTTGTTCTAAGTCCGTAAATTCTGATTCACAGTTCTCACATTTATCATTCATAAATTTTTCTTCTCATAAAGGTCAATTTTAGACAGGTGCAACTCCGCACCCATATTCGTTTCAATAAAGCGTTGCGCCAAATCATAATCGTCAAACGCTCTAAAGTCTTTCAGTGGTAAGCCCTTATAGTTCTTAGAACAGGGAATTGATACCACCCAAATTTCTTTAGAAGTCTCATTTTTTTTATGCTCCAATTGTTTATCATTAAATGGGTAGGGCAACGTGGGAAGTTTTTCAATATGATTCGCTAGCTTCTCCAAGCCTGCCACAATTTCTAATTCACCTTGTTCAAACAAACTTGTGCTAAGAAAAAATATAGGCGTACCATCCACGCTAAACTCATAGTAATAATCAAACGCCTGAGTGAATGGATGCGTTTTTTTTACTTTACGAATATCAATTTTCATGACTCCACTTCCTTAAATTCATCTTCGTCTAAGGTGAATTCAATGATTTTCATAAATGTTTCCCGATCATATATTTTGTCAAATCTTTCTTTTAAATAAGCACCCGTACATTTTATTCTTTGATCATAATTTATTTCCATAAGACCAATGCAATAAACCTGCGGCTCAACTAGCATGAATAAATCTAAATGAGGAGCATGTTGGTTTTTGTATTTACCACATTGATCAATTGAAAACATTCCATTATCTTCTTCAAGAACGTATGCAATGTAGCCATTTTTCCAACGATGAACTTGTAAAACTTTTTTACCTTCGCGAGTTACACAAGGTTTTCCGGCTAACGCTTCTTCTAAATTGAATGGTTTGGTTTTCATTTTGGTTTCCTTTATGCGTTTAAAATTTTGTGGATTGCCTTTTTCAAAAACAAATCTTGTTGATAAATTAGGATGAAAAGGACATGTTCTTTTTGTACTTCTCCAATTATGTTCATCACAAAAGAAAATTTTTTCCTTTATATTTGGATTTAAACCATATGAATTGACTATTGCAAAACATTCAACGCAATAAATATCATAATTATTTCCATGTTTTTTACATGCCAAATTATCCCAAAAGTTACTCATTTTATTTCTCCACTAACTTCAATGCTGCTTGCTTGAAGTCTAAGTCTAGACAATGCTTCGCACATTTTTCAGTAAATATTTTAAAGATAAGAGCTATATCTTCCCATTCGCAACAATCTTTAAATTTTTCTGGAACAAGGATTTCCCATTCTCTTATACATTCATCGTACAAACTTAAAATTGGCTCATCATCTTTCTTTGGCTTTTTAATTTTAGATTTTGGTTTAACCGCTTCCAGATTTTTTTGCGCCTCAACTAATTTTGCATTCTCAATTTTAAGCTTTTCATTTTCTTTAGCCGCTTCCACTTGCGCTGCTTTCAAAAGTTTTTGTTCTTCATCTAATTGTGCTTTTTGTTTCGCTAATAACTGTTGTTGGTTTTCAAATTCTTCTTGTTTGACTTTTTGTTCAAACTCATGCTGCTCTCTTATCTTTTGAGCTTGTCTATCGGCTTCCTCTTGACGTTGTTTTGCTATTTCCTGTCTGGCAATCTCGGCTATGCGTTTTTCTTCGGCTTCGGCTAAAGCTTTTTCTTCTTTCTGTTTTTTGAATTCTTCGAATCGAACTACATCTAAATTAAATGAATGTTCCCATGTTTTATCATCGCTATCTTTAATAAAATCTAAGGAATATTCACTGATATGATTAATATAAATTGCTTGATAAATTGCGCCATTTAATTGGAATCCAGTTAAATAAAGTTGTTGAATTCTTTTTTGGGTACGAATTTCTAATTCTTTTACGCGCTCACGTTCAAGTCTATCTTGCTCATCCTTCAACCGCTTAACTTCTAGCTCATATTCCAATTCTTTTTCTTTTAGGTGGGATTCAATTTCTTCTAGCTGCTCGCGGCGGCGTTTGGCTTCATTGTCAATGGCCTGCTTGATACGCATGGGGTTTTCAACTAACTCTTTGCGCTTTTCTTCAAGCTCGGTGCGGAATGATCTAACATGCAATCGCGCTGCTTTGACAACATTGTAGCCTTCCTTGTCGTCAATGCCTTTAATATTCAAATCAAAGTATTCGTCTTTTAGTTTCTGAATTGCTTGATCTGTCACATTGAATTGCTTTAATTGAGAGTCAATAAAATCATCTGTCGTTAATTGATTATTCACTTGGTATGCTCCTTTGTTGAAGTTGACGCAAATTATAAATGTCCTGTTGAGAGAATGCAATACTTTTCTACTTGTGTTGACTCAACAACATTTTGAAGGTATGATAACCACAGATTATTAGGAGTGAAAGACAATATGGCAGCAATGACAAAAGAGCAATTAGAAAAATCACAGCAAAAAATCAGGGAAGTATTAGCAAAGCATGAATCCATTCGTCATATGGCGCGTGAGATAAATGAAGACCCGGGCGATATTTCGCGCTGGCTTCATGGCTTGACCAAAATACGAGTGACGGCTGTGGTAGCCTTCGCCCGGTATTTTGGGGTGAAACCACATGATCTAAGACCAGACTGGTTTCCCAAAGATATAACATTCCATTTTAAACCGTAACATTAACCTAGAGGATTGACCAATGAGTGAAAAAAGAGAGTACCGGGGTGTCGTTGATATATCGAATGCGGAATATCACGCCAGTGCGGGGATATCCCGTTCAGCGATTAAAGAGTTTAAGAAATGCCCAAAGAAGTTTTGGCACAGATATTTAAACCCTGAATATGTAGCAAAAGAGGCTACGGCTCAAATGGATTTAGGCACGGCGTTTCATGCCATGGTCTTAGAGCCTGAAAAGTTTGACCGTGAATATGTCGTCAAGATGGAGAAGCCCCCAAAGCTGCCAGAATTACCAAAAGTCGCTGCTGTTGGCAAAGAAGCGTATGCCAAAGCTAAGGTCGCTCTAGCTGCTGAAAAAGCGAAACGTGCAGACGCGATTAAATCCTTTAAAGCCTTCGCCCTTGGAAAAACGGCTATCTCAAAATCCGATTTAGATGAGTTAAAGCTGATGCACAAATCTCTTTTAGCTGACGAGGAAACCCGTGAATTGATTGAAGGGGCGCGCTATGAGAAGTCGATTTATTGGGTAGATGAGGACACGGGCTTACTATGCAAATGCCGTCCTGATATTTGGCACGATAATTTCATAGTTGATTTAAAGACCACAAAGGATGCAAGTTTTCATTCCTTTCAACGTGATTTCTATAACGAAGGTTATCACATTCAAATGGCAATGATTCATCTAGGGCTTAAGTCAATTGGGATTGATATGCGCCATTTTATTGACTTACCGATAGAGAAAGAACCTCCCTTTTGCTCAGTGCCTTATCCCATTGATGAAGCCGCCTTAAAGCAGGGTAACAATGAATTTAAAGAAGCCCTTATCGGTATCAAGCAGTGCATGAGTAAAAATTTATGGCCTGCCTATCCTACCAACACAATTTCAGTGCCCGCTTGGGCTAAACCCGGAGTATAAAACATGAGTGACCCACGACAAGAATTATCTGTTGCTAGTGATTATGGCTTTGAAACACTGCCAGCCAATGCGTTGCCATCTGAATTAGTTCAGATTGAACAATCACGCGCCATAGCCGAGGCGCAAGCTCCTTTCATTGTGGCGCAACGCTTTCCACGTAACGTGAATCAGTCATTCGCTAATATTATGACTTCATGCCAGCGTATCCATTTAGCGGAAATGGCGTTCTATGCCTATCCCAAAGGCGGCACAATGGTTCGTGGGGCAAGTATCCGACTAGCCGAGGTATTGGCGCAGAATTGGGGGCATATCAAAACAGGGGTGATTGAAATAAGCCGTAGTCAGGGCTTTTCAGTGGCCAAAGCCTATGCCATTGACAAACAAACTGGCGCGGAGGATGAAAAAATCTTTACCGTTAACCATATTGTCGATACCAAGAAAGGCGCAAAGATGCTTACCAGTGAGCGAGATATCTATGAACTTATTGCTAACATGGGGGCGCGCCGCAAACGTGCCTGCATCTTTGCTGTCATCCCCGGCGATATACGAGAAGCTGCCGAGGAGCAATGCAATAAGACCCTAAAAAGTTCCAAAGAACCCCTGGCTGATCGTATTCGAAAAATGGTTACTCTCTTTGCTGAGTTTGGTATTGGAATACCGGAACTGGAAAAACGATTGAAGCATAAAATGGAAGCTACAATTGTTGAGGAAGTTATCGACCTTGGTGCCATCTATAAATCGCTTAAAGATGGTATGGCCTCCCGCGAGCAATTTTTCGATATGGGCGAAAACACGCAAGCTGCCGATAGCGTTAAAGCGATTTTAGAGGCCAAGAAAGCCAATGGTAAAGCGGCGAAAGCTGAAACTATTGCAGCAGCTATTGAAACCACCAAAGCCGAAATAGCTGACGAGCAACAAGCTGAAAAGCTATTAGAGGAGGAACAAAACGCCCTTCCTCAAGCCTTTAAAGACATTAAAAAGCAAATATTAAGCGCAAATACACTAGATGCGCTTTACATTGCGGCTGATCTTATAAGAGAATGTCCTGAAAATTTACAGGAACAACTCAAGGAATTATATGAACACCGAAAGAAAGCCTTTAGCGGAAAGCAAAAGTGAAATTGAAAACATTCTGATACTGGATACAGAAACCGGGGGTTTAGACTCCCGGCTTCATTCGTTGTTAGAAATTGGTGTCATTCAGTATAACGTTCCTACTCAGTCAGTTTTATTCAAAGGTGCAGGATTGCT